CACCGAGGTCAATCTCGATGAAGCGCCTAAGAGAGTTAATGTTGATGACACTTCTAAAGAAGTGGATGTCAGCGTTGGAGAAGGCGCCAGTTCAGCGGAAGTGGAGGACTACGGTAAAAAAGTTCAATCCAGGATTGATAAGTTAACAAAAAGAGCGAGGGAAGCTGAAAGACGCGAACAGGCTGCCGTTCAATACGCGCAGGGAGTTCGGCGTGACGCGCAAGAAATAAAGAGCAGGGCGCAACAAGTTGATTCCGGATACGTCGCTGAATACGGGGATCGCGTGGAAGCGCAGATCACCCAAGCCAAGAGAGAGCTGAAAGAGGCGATGGATTTGGGGGACACTGACAAGCAAGTTGACGCTCAAACTAAACTTAGCCGTTTAGCCATTGAGGAGGAACGCGCAGTATCCCACAAGGCACAGCGTGAAAGATTAAGACAGGAAATGGAGCAACGTGGAATTGATCCAAATCGTCCACAAATGCCACAACAACCTCAATATCAGCCACGTCCGGCCCCAAGACCGCCGGATCCAAAGGCGGAGGACTGGGCCAACAAGAACGAATGGTTTGGACAGGATGAACCAATGACCTTGACATCCTTCTCAATTCATCGTAAACTGGTGGAAGAAGGATTTGACACGACATCCGATTCGTACTATAATGAAATAGACAAAAGGATGAAGGATACATTTCCTCACCGATTTGACAAAGTTTCGCCAACTCAGGCAGTTTCTTCTGTTAATAGAACAGGAGGGCCAGGAAGGCGCAAAGGCACAGTGAGACTCACACCATCACAAGTTGCCATTTCAAAAAAACTAGGTGTGCCACTAAGCGAATATGCGAAGTACGTGAAGGAGTAGGCATATGATTATGACAACGAAACAACCGCAAAAACTACCATCACGCGAGTCTGAAACCCGAGAGAAAGTTTCTCGAAGGAAACCATGGGCTCCACCGACATCACTAGACGCACCACCTGCGCCAAAGGGCTTTAAGCACCGATGGATAAGGGCCGAAGTAGTAGGACAGCTGGACAATAAAAATGTCTCTGCCAGACTGCGGGAAGGTTGGGAATTTGTCCGATCGGATGAATATCCTGATACTGAATGGCCTCAATTAGATTCAGGTAAATATGAAGGTGTCATAGCTGTTGGAGGATTAATGCTAGCAAGGATTCCTGAGGAAATCGTTGAAGAGCGGAATGCTTACTTTCATCAACTGACGAAAGATAAGGATGAAGCGATTGCAAACGATCCACTTAAGGACCAACATCCTAGCATGCCGATCTCTTCGGAGAGAAGCACTCGCGTAAGTTTTGGTGGCAAGAAACCTAGTTAGGTTTTCCACATAATTTACACAAATTTGACACACTCATGAGGAGTGGGTCACACCTTATACTATGAGGAAAAATCATGGCAAATATAGACGCGCCATTTGGTTTAAGACCTGTAGGGGAATTAGGTAGTTCAATTCAAAATGCTGGTACCACAAGGTATCCAATTGAAGACAACTTAACACAACCAATCTACAATGGTGATCTCGTATACGTTTCAGACGGAACTGTTCAAGATACCGGAGCGTCGGCGTCGCCGGCTAAAGGTACAATTGGAGCATCCGCTGATTCTAACGTTGCGAGCATTGGAGTATTCAATGGCTGTTTTGTAACCAAACACCCTACTACAGGAAAACCATTTTGGTCAAATTACTATCCTGGAGCTATTAACGTGGCTTCCGGAGAGCAGATTTACGGATTTGTTTATGATGATCCAAACAAGTTGTATGAAGTACAATCAGCAGGCACACTCGCTTGGCCAACAAGTATTGGCTCAAACGTTGACTATGCATGGACGACAGGCGTAGCTACAAACGGTAAATCTAAGGCCGAAATATCTTCTGCTATCGTTGGTTCTGGTGCTACTGGTACATTTGTTATTGTTGGGAAATCTACAGATCCCGATAATTCAGATGCCAGTTCAGCCAATTGTAACTGGATAGTCAGACTTAACGAGGGCCGTTATCTGAAAACTACTTTAACAACTTCATTCCCATAAGCCGATAGGAGGATAGAACAATGGTCATATCACGTATGCAATTGGTCAAAGAACTCGAACCCGGCTTGAATGCTTTGTTTGGGTTGGAATACGACCGATACGAAAATCAAACGGCAGAAATCTTTGAAACAGAGAGTTCTGACCGTGCGTTCGAAGAAGAAGTGATGCTTGGTGGTTTCGCCAACGCTAGTGTAAAGCCTGAGGGTCAAGGGGTAACCTACGATGACGCTCAAGAAACTTACACTGCTAGGTATACCAACGAGACTGTCGCTTTAGCTTTCGCATTAACCGAGGAAGCCGTGGAGGATAACCTTTACGACAAAATCAGCACTAGATATACAAAGGCATTGGCACGTTCAATGGCTAACACTAAACAGGTGAAAGGTTCGAATATTATAAATAATTCAACCACATCTGGATACACTGGAGGTGACGGAGCATTATTAGTTTCCGCTTCACATCCAACTCTTAGTGGAAACCAAACAAACGTATTAACCACTGCTGCCGATCTTAACGAAACTTCGTTGGAAGCGGCACTTATCCAGATTTCGCAAATGAAGGATGAAAGAGGATTAAAGATTGCTCTAAGAGGCATGAAATTAATTCTTCCGGTAAATCTTCAATTCGTAGCTGAAAGGTTATTGAACTCTGCAGGACGCGTAGGCACAGCTGATAATGATATCAATGCAATTAAATCTATGGGCATGGTCCCACAAGGTTATGTCATCAACAATTTCTTGACTGACACTGATGCATGGTACATTAAAACTGATGCCCCTAATGGACTTAAACACTTCAATAGGGCGCCTATTAGAACTGCAATGGAAGGCGACTTCGACACTGGAAACGTTAGATATAAAGCGAGAGAAAGATACAGCTTCGGCTGGTCTGACTGGCGTGGAATATTCGGCACTCCAGGCGCAGCGTAAAATAAATAAAGGAGGGCGAAGTTAGTTTCGCCCTCTTTACTAAACCCCGTTAGACTTAAAACGACTACTTATTTAGGAGGGTAGACAAATGGGAACAACAACTTTTAATGGACCAGTTAGGTCGGAGAATGGTTTTAAATCTATTACCATAGCCGCATCAACTGGTGTAGTTACAAATGAAGCTGTCTATGATACGAGACCAAACTTTCGTCAGACAATAGACAGTTCAACTTTTAATACTGGTGCTGCAGTCACTGATACGTTGACTGTACAAGAATCAGGAACACTATTTGAAATAGATGGAACTGATGACATTGTAGTTAATATGCCAGCATTGAGCACTGCAAATGTAGGAACAACATATGAATTTATTGTTACTACTGCTGTAGCGAGTGGAAAAACAGCTATTTTTGTTTTACCAGGAGCAGGTGTTTCAAACTGGTTCTTGATGGCACAACTTGAATCCGGAACTGCTGCTAATCCAGCATCTGATGTTGCAGGTGACACTTTAACTTTGGCGGCTGCAACAGCTGTTAATGGAAGAGTTAAACTTACTTGCGTATCCGATGATGGAACTAATTCAACGTGGAAAGCTGAAACACTATCCACACCAATAGCAACTAGCGCTTAAAATAATATAACCGTGAGTGGGGTGTAATGACCCCACTCTTTTACAAGGGGAAATAAAAAATGGCATATGATCCGACGATTACGACACAGTTCGATGGAGCTCGAAAATTAATTTATATCTTTAATATAGACGCATCCAAAGATGGAAGCACAGGCACGTCCACAATTGACGTTTCTGCTCTTAACTATTCTGAAGGAGGAACTAAAGGAAAAGCGTGCAATGGTATAGCTTTAAACAAAATTTGGTTTAATATTAATATAACCGCAGTAGCGGATGCAGCTAGATTAACATGGGCTGCGACTTCAGACGTGACATTCTTATCTTTGAACGGATATGATAATTATGATTTCAGTTCTATTGGCGGCTTACAGAATACGCAAGCCAGTGGATATACTGGAGATGTGGATATACTAATACCAACCCATACGGCAGGTGATACGTATAGTTTTGTTTCTGAATGGATTAAATATTACGCTTAGGAGGTTAAATGGCTTATTCAGGCACTAGAACATTTAATCTTCAAATTGAAGAGATCATCGAGGAGGCATTCGAGAGATGCGGACTTGAGGTTCTTGGCGGTTA